AACTCATGGATACACGGATGTATTTTGAGTTATTTGGGTAATCTCCCTTCTCTTTGTAGCGTCTTTCAGCCGCATCATACTCAATGTAACGATCGCCGATTACAGCAGCGATGAACTTTGGAGAGTTTGGATTTAGATTTAATCCATCGAATCTCTCTAGAATATTCTTGCGGGAATCAGTATCCCGAAGGTCACGGACCTCAACGGTAAAAGTACCGTATGGGTCTGTATCTCTATCTACCGGTGCGCGAAGGTTTGAGATTGAAATCTTAATGCTTCTTTGAAGATGTTCACCTTCAATAGCGAGTCCAACAAATTTGAATAGATCTGCTTGGGTCTCAACGTCGAAGCCTCCGCCGTCACCGCCGATGTTTGCTAAGTCTTGCGAGATGAAGAAGCCAGTCTCGGCAGGTCGTGCCTCGATACCCTCAAAATCTCCAAGTTGGCTAGTGCCTGCCTTGAGACCGAACATAATGCCCTGGGCATCAGCTTCAGTAATTTTTGTAGCTACAGCCTTCTCGAAAGTCTCTCCAAGCCAGTATCCGTCTGTATTAGCTTGAGTCGCCGTATTTGTTCTAATCGGGTTTGTGTTGAAAACCTTTCTAATGTACTTGTCAGATGATGGATCAAAATTGAAAGTATGGACTACACCGTCGATACCTGAAGCTGCGGCTGTGTCTTCTACAACCAACTTGAACTCTCTGGTGGCATCCTCAACAGATTCCAGCAAAGTACAGTTTGAAGCAGTTGCTTCATCAGAGAAGTTGCCCCGCATAGTTCCCGATAATGTAAGTCTGGCGCTAGTTGAATACCAAACGGCGGCGAGAGTTCCTGTAAGCGATGAACCCGGGTCGCCCGACGAAGCGGAGTTGACTAGGAATAAACCATACGCACCTGGGCCGTTCCCATCGAGGGCGCCGACTTTCCAACCAGAAGCACCAGCAGCTTGTGAAGTAGCTGCAGCGTCTTCGTCTTGTACACCTAGTACTCTAACGATTGTAACTGGTCCATTGTTTTGAAGGTAAGCTCTGGCTGCGTATCCAGCATATGTTGGAGCGCCGTAGTTACCATTTCTCCAAACATCGCCGCCGCGGCCTCCTGGCATCGGCTCCCCGAAAATTTGAATGAACTCGTCCATGCTTTGGACCATTGTTGGTCGGAAAGCTGGACCTTTCTCTGTGCGTCCAATGATGACTGGGCCGATCGCATCGGCTGTGTCTGGTAATTCTGATTTATCGATTTCCTTTACGAAAACCCCTGGTGATACAAATTTAAACTTATCAACTGACATTATGTTTATCTCCTTTTAAAAACAAAAAGATGAGGCTTATTAAGCTTTTACTCTTATAAATAGTTATTGTTAATTCGAAAGTCCCTTCACCGACGAGGACTCTTTCTCTATTAAACTTAAACTCAACGGCATTTTCGCGTTTAGAAATTTTAGGTCCATTACCGTTCTCATCTGGAGCAAAGATGTAACCTAACGTATTCAACGTCATGGTTGTTTTGTAGGTTCTTTCTTCCTCGGCGATGTTGTTAATATTGTTGTCCGTGTCGAAGGAGGGATCGAAAAAGCTTTCATATCTATGACCATCTCTCTTTACCAAGAAATAATTATCTGGCCCGGGTCGTTCGAATGCAAGAAACGAGGACATTATCTCATTCATTTGCTGTTGGTACTCAGTTTGCACCGTAATACTGTATGTCATTTCCATATAAGTTGGTATTGGTATTGAGATTGTCTCATATACTACTTTTTTATTATCGCGGGGGCGATTTCTATCTGGCGAATCTACGTCTCTGCGTGATCTATAGGCATCTTTTGTGGCAAAATTAGAAGTTTTTTCTTGCTGAATCTTCCTCGCGATAGTTATTGCTCCGCCTTGGGCGCCAAATGTATTTTGTATTGGAGAGTAAAACCTGCCTCGTTTTGAAATTTCTTTTGAAATGTTTTTTCTCTCAATTGAAATAACAGGAAGTATTAGCACACCGTCTTTATCTCGGGCTTCTTTGTCGTCTCTAAACTTTGCTCTCTCCGGACTAGCCCAAACAATTGGAGTTTTTTTCCAACCTTTGTTTGTCGTTACAAAGATATTTAAATCTTCGTTTAGCCAATCATATACAGCATAATCGATCGTCTCAATAGTAGAAGGCATTAGATATTCTTCGTTTATTATTGTAGGATCATCAACTTCTGTGTATGAATAATCTTTTTTTTCATTACGAGGCATCGAATAGTCCCTCTCTTGATCTGATGCACTTAGCTGATATCTCAAACTTGTGATCTATCTGGCCAAATAATTGTTTTGTTTCGTTCAATGACACAATCTCATAGTAGAATTTGCCATATCCTACGAAGTCACCTTCGCGGACAAATAAATCTTGGTCTTCGGTTATTCTTCTTTTTTGAAAATGTATTGTTATCTCGTTTGTTTTATCTAAACCGTAATGGCTTGTCGATGTTTTTAGCCCATCCCACTCTATTAATGCATGCACCCTTACTGGAGAGAGGAAATTCTTGACAACTGCCTCGCCGTACAGAGGATGAAAGTCTGTTCTCTTTACGTCAATTGGATAATAGGTAATTTGTTGACCGATAACTCTTTCAACTAGCTCATCATTGACTTGTTTTACTAAGTCTCTCTCCTTTTCACCTAAGAATAGGGGAGGAGGAGGAGCATCGGGTCTTGACCATTTATCTTTCTCTGACAATTTACTATCTCCCCTTTATATTATCCGACATAGACACCATTTGGCACAGTTTTTAGTGCACGGTTGCCTGCTTCAATGGTTTCAGCCTCCATCTGTGCTATCTTGTTGTAAGTTAGTTCATCTAGAACTGTCTTGAGTTCTTCTCGAAGCTTTTCTTGCTCTTCCTTAGCTTGGCTTAGTAGGTCGCTAGCGTTTAGTGTGACAGAATCACCTGGAATTGGAATAGTGGCAAACTTGCCTCTGATCTGACCAAGCATTTCTTTGGTTACGGCTAGGGCAAACCTTCTAATCCATTGTTTGCCGATACTATTGATATTCTCAAATGGAATATTAGCAAACGGCATAGTGTTTAGGTTGTTGATGCCATCAACATTGCTGGTTTGGCCTTCCTCGTTCTCTGACCAGGCATCATCTGGGATCGTAAACTGTACCCAGATCTCATTTGGCGAGCCAGAGTTTGGCTCGGGAAAGATTCTTAGTTTGTTGTTCTTTAATTCAAAAGAATAGTGTGAATTTCTTGTGTAAATCGCATCTTCATATTGAACTGCTTGCAATTTATTTTGCCATGGTGGGATTACTTCAAATGTAGAGTCATCAGCATACATACCATAGGTTGACATGTTGCCAACTGTGTTTAGTCCTCCAAAGTATCCATAAAATCTCCACATAGCGTGAGGTGTTTTATAAAATACTTTCTTAACCTCAATTCTCTTGCCGTTAACTAAACCACTAAATTCTGGATCTGATCCAATAATATCTTGAAGATCATAATCTTGCTGCTGTTGATTTACTGTAACCGATGCAGAGTACTCATTGACAAGCCCGTTTAGACCTGCGTCTTGAGAAGCCCTGAAAGATACCCTCTTCGCATAACTAATATCAAATCTAGGATATTTTAAGCTAACGTGTGAGCCGCTAAGTGTTCCTGAGAGGTCTCCAGCCATTAAAGTACCGTTGTGATCAAAGGTGCCTGTGGTGTGCCCAAGGGCATTTGGAAGTGAATTTTTTCCTTGGTGAATATTAACTAAATAAGAGTACTCTAATACTGCGCTTTCATACGCTGTGTATACATTTTCTTCTGTTAATTCTACATCAAGAACGTCTCCACCTAACATCTTATATGTATAAGAAACTTGGTCTAGAGCACCAGAAACAAAGTTTTCATCATAAAAAGGATTATCACCCGTTGTTTGTGCATATATACCAAATGCATAACTGCTGGTATCTTGTGCTTTGGTGAGTGTTCCAGTGACAGGTAATATTACCGTACTGGTCTGGCTAATTGGTGTTAAAACGGGTGCGGACATTCATGAGATCCTCCTAATACTCTAATTAGTTTCTAATAATGGAAAACCCCACTCTAGATTTCTAGAGCGGGGCTTTCTTAAGTCATTATCGACCGGAAATATTATCCGATGAGATCTTGACAGACAACTAGACCGTACATATCAGGTCGAACCATCTTCTTAGCGTAACGAGTCATTACGCCCTTACGAGGTACGAAGTCCTCGGTGCCGAAGATGGTCGGTGTGACCTGTAGAGGGACGTATGGAGCGTAAACATATCCACTTTCGAGGAAGCTTCCGCCCTTACGGCCAACTAGTACAACGTTGCGTAGGAAGTAAGGATCTACGTATACATCCCACTTCTTGCTCAAGGCACCAACCTTGACAGCACCGACGGTGCCGGAATCGGCATCGGCAGTTACGCTAGCGCGGAATCCAGCAGTGAACTCAAGGATGTTGGCAACTTCAGGTGAAACCACGATGAAGTTAGCACCACCACGGAGAGTCTTGCGGTGAATTCTGGCTGAAACGTCGTTAATGGTCTCGACTAAAGTCTCATACCACTCTGAAACGGTACCAGTGAAGTCTGGTCCAGCAACGGCTGCGCCAACGGCGATAGCCTTGCCTGACTCACGATCAAGGAAACGACCAGGACGGCGTGACCAGTAAAGAG